ACTTGAAAACTTAGATCGAGGTGATAGGGTTATTATTGTTATTGATTCTATTGGTAACTTAGCATCTAAGAAAGAAATGGAAGACGCTCTTAATGAAAAGAGTGTAGCAGATATGTCTCGTGCTAAAGCCTTAAAGGGCTTGTTTCGTATGACTACTCCATATCTGACAATGAAAGATATTCCATTGCTTGCAGTAAATCATACCTATATGGAAATCGGCTTATTTCCAAAGGCTATAGTTGGTGGTGGTACTGGCATCTATTATTCAGCCGATAATATTTGGATCATTGGTCGTCAGCAAGAGAAAAAGGGTACGGATATTATTGGTTATAATTTTGTAATCAATGTAGAGAAATCTCGTTATGTAAAAGAGAAATCTAAAATTCCTATTAGCGTGACATGGGATGGAGGCGTAGCATCGCATAGCGGTTTACTTGAGGTTGCTCTTGCAGGCGGATATGTCACAAAACCTGCGAATGGTTGGTACGCACCAGTTGATCAGAATTCAGGCGAAGTATTATCTAAAGTTAGATTTCCTACCACTCAAGAAAAACATTTCTGGGATCCAATCTTTCAGCACTCAAACTTCGCTGAGTTTATTAAGAAGCAATATAGTATTGGCTACCAGTCAGAAGTAGAAATGGATTCTATTGTAGAGGAACAGTGGAATGATTGAAAATCAAGATTATGAATTAATTCCTGGAGATAAAGAAAGCTGGAACATTAGATTCCTGAAAGGACCGTTTATTGAAACAGTAATTTCTTTTGGAAAATTAGAAATAAAAGAAGATTCTGATGTACTTTCTTTTAATATTGAAGTAGAATATACTCCAGATGATGCTATCACCGTAGAAAATCTAGAACTGCAAGAAGCTTCTGGTGAAGTATTAAAATCAATATTAACCAATGCCTTTGAAGAAGAGACAAAAGCTTGAATACCAATATAGAACAAACTGTAATTCGTAACGTTCTTACTAATGAGCATTTCATGCGTAAGACGTTGCCTTTTATTAAACCTGAATATTTCGAAGGCGTATATAGAATTCTTTTTAAAGAAATTGCTAAATACGTCGCTAAATATAATAATCTACCTACAGCTGAATCATTTAAAATTGAAGTAGATCAGTCTGATAAATTTAATGATGAACAATACCAGCATGCAGTAGAAATCATTCCACAGATTTTTGCTAATGATGATATCGATAATAAATGGCTTATGGATACTACTGAGAAATGGTGTCAAGATCGTGCTGTATATAACGCAATCATGGAAAGTATAAGTATTATCGATGGCAAACATTCCACGCTTACCAAAAACTCGCTCCCTGACATACTTACAAAAGCACTCTCGGTCAGCTTCGATACCAATATCGGGCACGACTACATCGAGAATGTCGAAGAACGATACGATTTCTATCATGAACAAGAAGAACGCTTGGCCTTTGATTTGGAAAAATTCAACCAAATTACAAAAGGAGGTGTTCCTAATAAAACTCTTAACATTGCTCTCGCTGGTACTGGCGTTGGTAAGTCTTTGTTTATGTGTCATGTTAGTGCAGCTGCTTTAACTGCTGGTAAAAATGTATTATACATAACTATGGAAATGAGCGAAGAAAGAATCGCTGAACGTATTGATGCTAATCTACTTGATGAACCTATCGATCAACTTGAATTCTTATCTAAAGAGCAGCTTGTAAAGGGCGTATCTAATCTCAAAACTAATGGCAAACTTATTATTAAAGAATACCCTACTGGCCAAGCTCATACGAATCACTTTAGAGCTTTGCTAAACGAACTTAATCTAAAACGTAATTTCGTGCCTGATATTATTTTTATTGATTATCTTAATATCTGCGCATCTAGTAGAATGAAAGGCATGGGTGGTGCAATCAACTCATATTCCTACATTAAGGCAATTGCTGAAGAGATACGAGGCCTCGCGGTGGAATTCAACGTACCGATCTTTTCTGCAACACAGACGACTCGTTCGGGTTTTAGTAATTCGGATGTTGGGCTTGAAGACACGAGCGAGTCTTTTGGATTACCCGCTACCGCAGATCTCATGTTCGCACTTATATCAAACGAAGAACTTGAACAAAATGGACAAATAATGGTCAAGCAATTAAAGAATAGATATAACGATCCCAGTCAAAATAAAAGATTTGTTATAGGTGTTGATAGATCTCGGATGAGACTATTTGATATGGATAATCCTGACGCTGGTTTAGTTCAAGATGTACCAGCTTTTGATAAAACTGAAGTAAACCAAAGATTTAAGGATTTTAAAATACAATGAATCGTAAACATTGGCTAGAACATCAAATAAAAACAAATAACTGGAAAAAGGGCGTAGAGCTTGGAGTGTTGAGAGGACCTACTTTTAAACATCTTACCACAAGCTGTAGAGAGTATACTCATTATGGCGTAGATGTTTTTGTACCTGATAGGCGTTGGAGATCTTCTAATATGACTACGACAGAAGAAATATTAAATTCTCCTGCAGTTCAATGGTACGAGGAATTAAAAGAATTTGCAAAAGAAAATAACTCTATTCTTATAAGAGACTTTTCTCATCTTGCGGCATCTAAGTTTGAAGATGAAGAGTTTGATTACGTTTTTATTGACGCGGGCCATAGATTTGAAGATGTCGTTAAAGACATGAAAGCTTGGATTCCCAAAGTAAAAAGAGGCGGAATGATATCAGGACACGATATTAATATGCTAGACGTAAAAATGGCAGTGACTTCGATTAATCTTAATTATGATATCGGTCCTGATAATATATGGTATTACATGAAAGGAAATAAATAATGGCCAAAGGCTTTACCAATTCAAAGAAAACATCAATCGGAAGACGCAACGTTAAAATGTCTTCTATGAATAAATCAAAGAAAAATGGATTTAAAAAATATCGAGGCCAAGGTAAATAATGAAAGCTCGTCTTATATCATATAGCCAACCTGTAAGACATGTTCACTCAGGTGAACCAGGTATTATGGGTTTAGAAAATATTCAAGATTTGGTTGCGTATTGTGCAAGAGTTTCAAATCCATCGAATCAAGCTAATACTAAAACTACAGGTAAGCTTTTAGATTATCTTATTAGACATAAGCATTGGAGTCCATTTGAAATGGCATCCGCTTGCATTGAAATTGAAACTACTCGTGATATTGCTAGACAACTATTAAGACACCGATCCTTTTCATTTCAAGAATTCTCTCAACGCTATGCAGACGTCAGAGATCTTGATGATAATTATGTTTTAAGAGATGCTCGTTTACAAGATCCTAAGAATCGTCAAAACAGTGTTGAAAACGAAGATATGGCTCTTGAAGATGAATGGGCAAATAAACAAATGGCTGTTATCGAAGCTGCAAAAATGGCATATAGTTGGGCTATAGATAACGGTATTGCAAAAGAACAGGCAAGAGCTGTTTTACCAGAAGGTAATACAGTTTCAAGATTATATGTGAATGGTACTATTAGATCATGGATTCATTATGTTGAACTTCGTTCTGCAAATGGTACGCAAAGAGAACATATGGATTTAGCAATAGAAGTTGCTAAATCTATTAATGGAATTTATCCGAGTATTCAAGATTTTATAGGAGAATAAAATGGGAAAACTTTTACATACGTTTCATGCTGATGATGAAGCGGGGCATTGCGAAGTAAAATTTAATCCGAAAGAAGAATCCTTTTATATTAAGTATTATAATGCCGATGGAAAGTTTTTTTACCAAGAGGATTTTAACAACAAATCTATTCATTATGTGAAATCTGCAGCAGAAAACTGGTGTACAGGAATTAAAAAGTTAGGTATAATATGAGTATGAAATATGAAATGGAAGTACAAGCTGATTCTGATGGTGAACTCTTTCTAGAGTTTCCGGATGAATTACTTGATGCTATGAATTGGAATGCAGGTGATACTTTAGTCTGGGAACAATCAGATATTGGAGTATGGACCTTTAAAAAGGAAGAAACAAATGAGTGATAATTGGGTAAACGATATTGAAGATATGCACGATAAGTTTGGTGTACACGATTGGTTTCAAGCTAATCGTGGTGACAAAGATCTAATGCGTAAATACATT